CAAAGAAAATCTTACGCTTCTCGTCGTAGGCTCTACGGTAGTTGCGTAGGCAATTGAGTCCAATTTGCACGTTTGGCACATTGAACCAGCACCTTGGGAGCAATCGGCGCACGGCTTGGATTCCGTCATCGACTGACATACGCGGTGCAACCCTAATCTCAAGTCCTGCATCCTGAAGTACCTCCAAACGGCTTTTTCCTGTTCCTAGTTCCCGAACTTGTACGTCGTGGGGCAAGATATGCTCTGCCTTGTGGTAATCGTTATCTCTTAGCCACTTGACGTAGTTGTCTAGGCCTACCCCGTGGTTTTCGTAGTAATCAATGAGGCGAATCTCCGAGCCAGCGATCTGAGCCACCCATATGGAAGTCGAATCACCCATACCCAAGTCCCAAGCCGTAACAGTCCGACATATATCGTCTCTCGGGAATGGCTGAATATGATTGTCGTTTTCCAGCCTATTGATAAGTTTTCCATAATAACTACCCTCCACGGCGGCATCAAAGGAACACTCAAACTCTTGGCGGTACTTGTCCTCGCCCATCTCAACCCTAGCCGCGTGCAACTCTTGGGCGTCCACCACGTTGGTATCAGAGGCTTTGAACTCCAGCAAGCCCCAACCCTCGTCCTTGATGGCACGCTCCCGCAGTTCCTTAAAATGGTTGTGACCCTTGGGCGTACCAATAAACAAACACCAGCCCTTACGGTCGGCTAGTGCTGGCCTAATGATGTCTGTCCATATCTTTGGGTTCTGGTCGCCAATCTCGTCCAAGATGACGCCATCAAAGTATTGACCCCGTAGGCTCTCAGGGTTGTCTGAGCCGTATAGCTGGATACGCCGACCCCAGAAGTCCACCCGCAGTTCAGCAATGTTGGCAACCGCCCCTAATGGTTCTACATACTTGACCAGATAGTCCCAAGCAATCCGCTTGGCTTGGCTGTACGTTGGAGCAATGTAGGCGTACCGGGGTGCTTCATTGTGGTTAAGTACAGCGTCCCTAATAAGGTGGTTGATTGCTGAGACAGTCTTGCCCATCCTGCGGTGAGCGACCACCACAGCAAAACGCTTGCTGTCCATTAGGTCGTGAATCTGCTGCTGTTGCTCCCTTGGAGCGTATTGGATTTCGATCACTTCATCCATGTGATCTTCATCTCGATAGGGCCGTTATTCTCGCCAGTAACCTCGGTGCGGGCTAACTTGGGAATGTGGTACTCAATGGCCTTTAGAAATAAATCAGCCGCCTTTGCTGGATCGGCTTGCCTGCCATCAGCGCCCTCTGCAACGTCCGCAATCCATTCCTCTAGCTTATGCACGTTACCCTCTGCAAAGAGAGCCATCGCGTCCCTAACAGCCGCTGTGGACTTGTTTGGTGACCCTTTAGGTCTGCCGCGATTATTTTCAGTTTGTTTATTCATTGTTTCACTCCCTATTGGGTTGGTGATGTTGATAGGTTTTGTTAATATCCTAACAGACTTTGCATATCTTTCTTTGTTTCTTCGTCTGCGCCTAGTATGCCAAACGGCAAAGCACCAGCAAGTAAATCGGGGGAGTTAATTTTAACTGGATCAAATTTAGCAAACTTTGATCGTATTTGGTTTGGCTCAAACACAACACCGACATCAACCAGTTTTGCTTTTCCTGCGCCCGGATCAAACGTGTTTTTAAGTATTAACGCATCATGCCCCTTGCTTTTAGCCTCTTGCAATAACTCTTTATAGGTTTGCTCTCTATACGCTTTCCCACCAAAATCATGGTACATGGGGTTTTTATAACGCAACGCAACTGGCATGACGTTGCCACCTTGTGTGGTTTTGTCTAGTAAATTTCTTTCATTTTTGACAGAGATAAATTCGTCTATCGCGCTTAATGCTGTTTTTGCTTTATCTTTACCCACCAACTCAACCAATTCTTTTTTCAAGTTATTGAACTGGTTTTGGTCGTATTCGACAAACCAATTATATGGCATCAGTTCTTTGTACTTCTTATCAAGTAATTCGGCTTTTGCTTGCGTGTTTTCCAAGCTGTAAAAAGTATTGTTTACTTTTTCCGTCATTACATCTCTTGCGTCACCATATTTAGCAATTAAGGTTTGAAGATCGTTGTCGTATTTTGTTTCAATGTTTTCTGCAATTTGCATCTGTTTATCATATTCATCGAAATCTTGTCTTTTTTCGGCAGCGTTTGCTTTTCTCATCGCCGCCTTATAATCTCGCCCGCCTCTTAATTGAGCGTATCCTGATGCAGTTTCAGCGCCGTTCCCCAGCATTGAAACAGAATTTATGTCTGCAATTTCCTTATCAGATTTACCTAACTTTTTAAGCAATTCAATAGACTTTGGGTCAGACGTTTTTTGCGCCATTGATGCAGGTGGGCTTACTGGGTCGCGAGCAAAGAAAAATCCTTCAGAAGCGCTTGGTGCGCCTGTAGCCTCACCTAACAACCCTTTATCAAAACTTTTAATATCCCCAGTTGTGCCGTGATACCAATCATGCTCAAAGCCTTGTTGAAGCGACCTTGTTAATCCACCTTCTGGGACTATTCTTGGTGCTAACCCAGACTTTGCCATGTAGCCCTCTAACGCATCGCCAATGATGGGCTTTGCCTCTCTTGCCACAGCACCAGCAACAGCGCCGCCAGCCCTTGCGACTCTTGTGGGGTCAACACCCCCCATAGCAATTTCAGCACCCATACGCATATCACGCATCGTTGGGTCATCAGAGTCTAGTGGTCGAATGCCTAACTCGGTAGCTTTTCTCTTAAAGTAATCAATGCCGCCTGCTTGCTCGCCTTGAGCCATGCCGCCTGCCCTTAACAACCCAGTGCTAATTTCAACAGGTGCGCCAAGTAAGGTGTATGGCAAATCGCCAACGCCTTGCAAGATGGCGTTTAGCGCCTGTTGGTTGGTTAGCTTACGTCTACGGTCTTCGTCTAGATTGGCGAATGCGTAGGCTTCTGGGTCATCAAGCAAGGAGGGCATATTTATCCCTTGTTTTTCTTTGCACGCATATTGCGCTTTGGCATTTCGCGTGGCTTGACCTTTATCATAGCCTCGCCGTACTCACGCAATGACTTTGCTGGCTTGCTTTGCTTAGGCATCTTCTGATTCGTAGTTCCCATCGTCTTCTCCGTTAGAGTAATCTGAACCTTCTTCCATTTCCTGCTCGGCTTCTTCCCATGCCTTGCAGGTGCGTAAGTTGTGGCAAATGAAGTCCCACTTGGAACACCAGCCACGGCCACCGCCATCACGGTCATACTTGTCTTCAGGGACAACCTCCATTTTGGCAAGCATATCTGGGCTGTCGTTAAAGTATTCGCAATTAGCGCACAGGTTGCGCTTGGCTTGGTCTGGGCTGGTACGCCAGTAGACAGATATATCGCGCCAATACTCGGAGTTGTTAGCCTTGGTCTTTTCAGGGCCAAACATCCATTTTTCCATCACAAAAGTGCGCGTCTCAGCGTTCTGCTCTTTTGTAATTAACGGCGCGTCATCTTCCTCAGAAGTGATCTCGATTGATAGTAAGCCCATGCAAGCCCCAATAGTTTTTACCATTTTAACCAAAAAAAATGCCCACCGCAAGGGCAGGCATAACGGAGTCGTTAAACGCCGAAAGGAGATCTTCAGTTTAATCGCTCTTTGGCTAAAAGTCTAGCTTGTTCGTTGTAATGCCGGGCAATCTCAATCAAGCCCTCTTTTGTGTACTTTCTTAACACATTGTCATTTTCTATCTGTTCAAGTCTTTTAAGTCCAATACGCTCCAATAGGCGTTTGCGGTATTCAACCACATTACCTGCCAACCATCGGTTACATTTTTTGCACTGCCCATGCACTTGGTCTTCCACATACCTCATATGTGCCGCCGAGCCTACGGAGCGAAAATGCCCTGCGTCATAGCTATTGGGTTTGCTTCCAAGAGGTGTATCGCATGAAATACAGGTCTTCCCTTTGTCCCTTGCCCTGATGTAAGCGTTGAAAGCTGTCTGGGCTTTCTTGACCAGTTGGGG